GTGCGATCTGTGCTTGCGTCGTTGCTATGAGTGATGTCGAAGCGCCCGTTGTCTTGAAAGGCGACGAACATTGTACCGTTACCGAACTCCGCCGCTGCGTTTGCCGTGCGCGGCATGAACTCAATCATAGAGGTAGGCCCGGCTCTGTCATCCAACACCACTGTTGTATTTTGGTTGGCCGCCAAGGTAATCACGCCAGTGTTCTGTAGGTGACCTTTGTTGGCTTCAGCCATCCACGCTGCCGCTTGCCGCTTCCACTGCGCGTCGTCCGCCAACTGCTGCGGCGGCAAGGAGATACGCGGTAGGATTTCGTCGGTTACGCCGGAGCCTCCGCCAGGTGGCGGAGCTGGCGGCGGGGGCGGTGCAGGTGGCGGCGGAGGCGGAGGCGCAAACGGATTATCCGGCCCGACAACAGGTTGCACAAAGTCCTGCTGCCAGTACTTGGCAACGCGCCTACGGTAGAAAATATCCGGCAAGCCGCTCAACGCCGTTGGTGGGATGGGAGTTAATACCGTAGGAGTAGGGTCTTTTTGCAGCCACCCGCAAAAAACCATCGGCCAATTGCGTTGGGTGTAGAAGTTCTGCGGAAGCGGAAACTGCTCCATCCCAGGCTGGCGCGGGTCGATCGACACGTCAGGCGGCTTGATGGCAATAAGCTGGGCGGCCCACGGATCGGTGGTACCTGCGTTTGCCAACACCGCCTCGTTGTTGGTAGACGCGCCCGCGCCTGTTTGCGACTTGGACGCGCCCCACGCATTACACACGCCGGAGGAAGCCAACAACCAATTAACGTTTGTGCCAACAGGCTGATTAAACGTAAGGCCACCTGCGCTACTGCGCAGCGCAAAAGCATAGATAAGAAGCTCATTGTTGACGCTGGTTGTTACGGCAGGCGCAGATGCACCAGCGCCAAATCCCCCTTGCCCGCTGCTTGTGTCAACCGCAGAAACCGATCTTGCGCCGGTGATGCGCGCAATAATGCCGTTGTTCTGCACGCCGGTGCCGGTCATGTGCCATGTATAGCTGGAGGCTTCCGCGGCGGAAGCGTAGTGGTAGTACGAGGCACAGGTAATGTCGTTCGCAGTGCCTTGCGCCACCGTACGGATGGAAGTCCATCCACCCGGAACTGAGTTGATGGTTTCCGAGGCCGACGCGAAGTTGATGACGGCTATAAAAAGGTCGCCCGCGTTGTACGTAGTTGGCGTGTTGACCGTAATTGCCGTACCTACCGCCGAGTTCTGCACCTGCGTGAAGCTGTCGAATACAGGAGCACCAAACGAAGCAGGCGGTGGTGGCGGAGGCGGAGGAGAAGATACACTAGCGGGCTGGATAGCTATGCCCACATAAGCCAAATTCACCGCCGCGTTGAAGCCCCAGGTCATGGCTATATCCGCGCTGCCGGACTCCGTGGACATCGCTGCGCGTGTGAATGCCCCGGCGGCCGCGCCGCCTCGCTTCGTTTGCTGCGGCCCCACTGACTCCGTGCCAGGCGTAGAGGATTGGTTCCACACCACAAAATCAACGATCTTGCTGTTGGTGGCGTAGCTGGAGATGCTTCGCCCAATGGATGCAGCAGCAGTCTCTGCAGAGTACGCACGCGCCGTTGGCGTGCTTTGGTCAACGCCCGCAAAGCTAATTGCTTTGATCTCGATAGCATGAGATTCCGCGAACTTCGCCACCACCACGTTCACGCCGCTAGCAGGCCCGGCTTTACCCCACAAGGAAGCCCGGTACCCGGTGGGGCCTTCCTGCTTACCCGCCAACAGAGACATGGGAGAACCTGCATACTCCACACTCACTACATCGCTTCCGCCACCGTTGACGCCCACACCCACCAACAGGTAGCCATTCGCGCCGGTACAGGTATGCGTCCATGAGATAGCCGTACCAGAACCGCCTGTATTAATTGTGCTGGTGGTATCCACACTTACGCTGCCTGAGGACGGCGGCGGAGGCGGGGGACTTGGGGAGTCGGCGGATTGCAACGGCATGCAGGCTAAAGCCGCATTTGTAGAGGTGTTGAAGCCGTGCGACATCGTAATGGTGGCGCTGCCCGACTCCGTACTGATAACGCAGCGCGCAAAGCTGCCAGAACCGCCTACACGAAACGTTTGCTGCGGCCCGGTGGACTCATTCGCAGGCAACGCGCCCTGGTTCCATGCCACGGCATCCACGATGAATTGGCCGTTCGTGAAGGTGCCCAAGGTCTTGGAAATGCTGACCGCGCTTTGCGTTTGCGCCAACGCGATCGTGCCGGTAGGTGCGGACTGGCTCACGTTCGTGAAGCTGATGGCGCAGCACTCTACGGCATGCGACTCATTCCACGATACCGTGATGGTATTGGTACCGCTGGCGGGGCCTGCAAGGCCCCACATGGAGATGCGATAACCTGTGTCGGACTCTTGCTGCGAACCCAACGCGGACAGCGCCACTCCGGCGTAGGTGACGCCGGTAACGTCGCTGCCGCCGCCATTGGTGGACACCGCCACCAGCAAATAGCGATTGCTGCCGGAGCATGTATGCGACCAGCTTTGACTGGTACCGCTGCTGCCGGTGTTTAGGCTACTGGTGGCGTCCTTTACTACGCCCACTTACCGCCGCCCGCGCCTAATCCAAGGCAAGCGGCCAAGGAGTTCCGAATAAAGGTATTGCAGCCCGCGATCTGTTGGCGGAGGCGGCGGTACTGGCGTAGGTGTAGGAGCAGGCCCCGGAGGCGCTGCCGTGTTGTTGAGGTAGTAGGTGCGCGGCTGCATGGCAACCAATTCACTAGCTGCCTGCCCTGCGCTATGGTCAAACGCGGAGATGCGCACCTGAATAGCTCCGTTGGCCACCGCAGTAGAACTCCAGTTGAGCTCGGCCACCGTGTTGCCTGAGGAAAGCGAAAACTGCCCATAAATAGGCGTGTAACCAGTTGCCGGTAGCAGCTCCACGTTTGCCAAAAGGTTGCCTTCTACACGGAAGGCCACCACCCCGGAAATGCTTGCGCCGTCCGGCGGAGCAGTTACCTGCGTGATACCAAACGGCGCTGGCGCAGAGGTGCCGGGCACAGAGTTGGCGTTGTTATGCAGCGTCCAAACGTGAACATAATCTACTAGCATGGCATTGGCTGTGCCTTGCGGCGTGCCGGTGGTGTTGGCCGTAGTCTCGTTGGTTTGCATCGCCAGCCCTACATAGGGGTAGAACTGGCCGGTGACGCTAATTACGCACTCTTCTACCTGCGTGCCATCGTAGAAGAAGCGGATATTGTTGGGTGTCCACTCACATGCGTAGTAATGGAAGCTGTTTGCTAAGTTAGCTCCACCAAGGGCAGCAGTGCCGGGCCGAGTGTCGAAGTTAAAGGTCTGTGTGGGAATATCGAAAACAGCGCACGCATAATCGATGACAGCCGTGCCAGAAGTCCAACCGCCGGACGGTGCGTTCCCATAGGCATGCATGTACCCAACATCTTTGTTGTTGTTCCCAATAATGCCGATGACCGGATGTAAGCCATCGCCGTGATCCAACTGTGCGCGTACCTCGAAGTACCCATATTGCTGCGTAAAGAAGTTTTCTGTCGTGAACACACGGTTGAAAAAGTTGTTGGAGCCATCCACCTTGGGCCAAATGCGCAGATAGCCGCCGTTCACGTCATAGTTGACCGTGGAGTTGCTTGCCTCGTAGTAGTAATGATTTGTCCACCGCGAGGTATCCGGCGTGGTGCCGGAATCGAACTCGTCGTAGAAGGTCATGTTGTCAAAGCCGGAACTGTTGCGTCCGTACGGCCAAACTAACGTTCCCGGAGGTGGTGGCGGCGGAGGTGGTGACGATGGCGAGTTGTTGACGTTGTAGGTACGCGACGCCATCGCCACTATCTCATTGGCAGGCGATACGCCTGCCGCTTGGTCAAACGCGGAGATGCGTACGCTTATTGGCCCGTTGGCGACATTGGTTGTGTTCCAGTTGAAGTCGCCGTGCGCACCGTTGTTGGACAACGTGAAGGTGCCGTAGCTGGGCGTGTAGCCAGTCGCCGGCAGCAGCTCGGCATTCTTAATGCCTTGGCCGTCGATTTGGAAGTTGACAGTACCGCTGATAGTAGCGCCATCCGTTGGTGCAGTAGTGAGCGATGCGCTAAAGGGCGGCGGCGGTGGCGGAGGCGGCGCAGGACTCGGAGAGCCCGCAATGCTCCACACCCGCACATAATCAAAGATCATGCTATTGCTGGAACCCTGCGGTGTGTTGCCGTCCGGCGTAGGATTACCTCCGCCAGGGCCCCACCAAAGCTGCAGGAACAACACCAGTTGCATGTTGTTGCCAGCACCCCAGGGGTCGTTAATGGTGCCCAGGAGATTGCCATCGTAGTACCACTTCAGGCCGCCAGAGGAGGCCCAATACATGGCATACGTGTGGAATTGCGTGCTGACGGTAGTGTCGTAGCCACGTGTGTTGGTGAAGCTTAAGTGCCCTGCTTGGTTAGTGCTGCCGCCCCCGCCTTCTGTCCAAATGGTGAAGGACGAGTTCTTGCAACGGAAGGCGCTGGTATCAACAAGCCAATCCCCATTTTCATAGGAAAACCACTCATCGATGTCGATCTCTTGCTGGCTGCCGTCGCCATTCTCGCCGTTGCCGTCGGAAAGCGGATACAACCAGAAGCCGGGGAAGAAGCCGCGCCCGCGTATGCATTGAATGCGCGCCTCGTAATAGCCAAACCGGCCCCGCCAGGACTGCCCACCGCGTGCGGCTCCGTTGGAGCCAAACATCTGGTTAGACGGCGTGCCACCTCCAGCGCCGTTGTACCACATGCGCAAGCAGGAATTGTTGCTGTTGTTGACGTCCCAAGCGCTAGTAGAACCATAGTTCCCAAAATCGTGTGCGTTGTTCCATTTGTTATCGAGTCCCGTGCTGTTAAACTCATCGGACATAATGAGCGTGAAGCCGGAGCCGAAGCCAACCGGCTGCACGCCCGAAGGCGTGGTCGGGTCAATGATAGGCATTACAATTCCTCAAAGACGATGTGAACGCCCATCGGCCCTGCGCCGCCAGTAGTGAAGCGGAACGAAAGGCACGCATGCGTGGTCAATGAATCGCCCCGGCAGGTAATCTCCATGCCCGGCGTAGCCACCCAACGATAAATCGCCCCGTTGCTGTTGCAGCCCAGGCGCAGCATAGCCACCGTGCCCAAGGAAGGCTGCGTGGTCCACCCGGTGGCCACCGTGGCGCTGCAAGAACCGCAGTCAGGGTCTAACGGGATACTGGCTTGGTTGGTGGGCGTGGAGCCAAGTTGCCCCGGGCGCTTTACCCCCAACTCATTGGCGGCGCTGGAAGTGCCGAGGCCGCAAACTGACAACTCCACCAGCCGAAGCTTACGGCCATTGGCAGACGTGAGCGTTAAAACATCATTGGTCGTGCCGGGCGCAGCCGGTTGCACAGAGTTGCCAAAAAAAGCCATTTTCTTATCCCTTTGAATTGCCGTGCCGCCTTGAGGTAGCTAGCCGCTGCCTCAATTCATCCACGCGATTGTTGATCCATTGCAATCGACATTCTACGGTGTACTTCTCGCCGGTCAAGTCCGCAATCTCGCGCAGCAGCTCCTTGCGCGCCAAATCTGACAATTCAGCGCGTAAAGGGGAGTTCGAGCTTCCGCTCTGGTCGGTCGTCGTAACAGACATGTCTTGTCTCCTGGTCGATGTAGCACTCGACTGCGAAACCGTCAAAGTGACGTCCTTTAACTTGTATGGGTTGCGCAAACCGAAATTCGTGTCGGCCCCCGTCCACGCTTGAGTGTAGTTCCGCAAGTACTAAGCTCCCTTTGGTAATGTGTATCCGAATTTTGACGTCATCATTCATGGCTTACCCGAAGATGTCGTTTTTGCCGCCGCCGACAATTTTGCTCCACAGCTTGTCGTCCAGCGCCACCTTGTTCAAATCCGCCTCCGAAGCATCCTTCAGCGAGGAAAGCGTAATCTCGCCGGTCGGCGCGCCCCGCGGCGGCACGTCCGCAGCCTTCTGGCCCGCAATAATCTGCTCTACGCGCTTAGCCGGGTCAACTGCAGCAGGCGCTGCCGCCTTCGGTGTGTAGCCGTAGCGCTTGGCCATGTTATAGACCACCTCCGCAGGATTTTTGCCCTGCTTAAGCGCGTTCTGCGACACCGCCAACTCATCCGTCAATAGCGCCTCGGGAATACGTTCCTCCGCAATTCCTACGTCCCGATAGTCCTGCGCTCGAGCATTCCGCAGGTGCTGATAGGCTTCTTGGAAGTCCGGCGTATTCTTCATGAAATCGTTGCGCGCTGTCTCCACCTTGGTTTTCAGCGCCAAGAACTGTTGTTGCTGCGCGTACTGCTGCTGCTCGGCTTCCGTGCGCTGGCTGATGCCGGTCAAGGCTTCCTTGATGCTGTTGATCTCGTGCATCAGATGGCCGTACGGGTCTTGCGCAGGATCCGGCGCAACCTTCGGCGGCGGTGGGGGCGGCTTTGTAGCTTGCTCCAGACGCTCGTTAATCGCCCGCAGTTGCGCCTCCAATTGGGCACGGTACGCTTGTTCCTGCGCCAATTGCTGAGCTCGGGTGTCCTCTACTGGAGGGGGTGCAGGAGCCGGTGCCGGTTCAGGTACTGGGCTAGGCGCAGGCGATTCAACAGGTGCAGAGGCAGGGGCAGGAGCATCGCCCGATAAACCCAACACGGAGGCGTCGCCGGTCTCGAAGAACTTGATTTCATCAGGCGTTAAACCATCAGACATTCTGACTTCCTTGGGTGGATTGATAAGACACGCCAACAGGGTTCCCGTTGGCATCATTGATCAGGGTGCGCGGCGCAGTGATGGCCTGCGCCAGTTGCGAAAGCGCCGCCGCAAACGCAGTGTTCCCTTGTTGCGAAATTTGCATTAGGTTGTATTGAGACTCCAGAAGCGTCTGGATAGCTTGCTTGAGGTTGCTCTGAACCTCATTTGTGGATTGCATGATGCTCATTGCACCGTGCTCCCCACTGGCCTGCCGGACTGGTCATATTGCAGCATGCGCGGCTTGGTAAGCGCCTGTGTAAGCTGCGCAATAGCCTGCAAGGTGGCTTGTTGCGAGGCTTGCGCCTGCTGCGCCATTTGCTGGGAGGCTTGTGCGAACTGGTTCACAAGGTCGCCTATTTCGCCGGTGTTGACGTCAATTTGGAACTTGCCAGCGTCGTCCGCTTTGACGCCAGCTGTAAACGCCTTCACCTTGAAGTCATTGTCCACTTGCTGCTGCTTCATATTGTTTTCATGCTGCATACGCCGCCCTTCCAGCTCGAATTGGCGATCCTGTTTGAAGGACTCCAACTCGAATTGGGACTGCGCTTTGGCGCGCTCCAACTGCATCTTCTGCGCATGCGCATCCGCTTCCATCTTCATCTTGGCTTGCGTCTGCTGCCACTCTATCTGCAGTTCTTGTTGCATCTTTTGGCGCTCCAAGTCCATCTCCTGCATCTTGACCTGTTGGTCGCTCTTGAGCTGGTTGTTTTCTTCTTGGAGTTGATTCATCTGGTCTTGCATCTCCTGCTGCATCTGCATCTGCTGCCCAATGAATTGCTTCCACTTAACCGCTAACGCAGTCGGGATAGGTGCGTAATCCAGCACGTCAGGCGGCACAGGAACTTGCGCCTTCAACATGGCCGGAATCAAGTCTCCAAGGGCCTGCCACGTCTTGTCCTTGGTGTCTGGTGCATTCGGGGACTGGTCAACAATGACATCGTAATTGGCCGCGCCATCCTGCTTGGTCAACGGCAGGAACTGCTGTGACTCCGGCCCGCCAATGCGAATCAAGCGCCCATCGGCAATATAGTTTTGGATAAAGTCCAAAAGCACGCGCCCTTGCGTCTTGCGATAGTTGCGCAGCGCGTTAAACATTGGGCTAAGAAGGCCGTATGCCGCCTGTTTGCGCTGGCTTTCCACAACCCCGGCCTGATCCCTATTGGCAAGGCCAAGCGCCTCCAGGTTGATGCCGGTGACCATTGGCAGGGAGTCAAGCGCGAAGGTCATTAGCTTGTCCAAGCCAGTCGGGTACGGGGCTGGAGGCTTGGGCATGACCTTCTTCTGGGACAGCGCGCCCTCATTCAGCAGCGAGACGCTATCCGGCTGTGCCCACTCTTCTTTAAAGCGCTCGGGATCAACCACAGCGCCCAACTCCACCAAGATGCCGCCCTTGGCGTTGGTGTTGATGATATGCAGAATCTGCGATAACCACTTGTTGGCCCAACGCTGCGGGTCTTTCATCACACGGGTTAATCCGTACCACGTCCCCTTGTTGCGGTCGCGCTTGCAAGTGATAGGGTTGAAGGTGAAACCCTTCTGCGTAGGGGACCTTTCAGGTCCCTGAAGCAGTGTCTCGCCCATGAACCATGCGCGGTAATACACACGCTTCTTCTGCTTGGCGGACTGCACATCAGGCATCTGCTCCTTAATCTGTGCAAGCGTCTTCTTGTCAACCTCATGAAGTTGCCCGCCCACCGCCACACGATAGACATCCTCCATCTGCCAATACTCATGCAAGCGAATCTTGGATTGCCCTTCGTGCCGCTCGAACTCGGAAGTGTCGTCATCCGCATAGCGCATGCCGCGCCGCACCACGCCGCGCCCAGGATCGTCACTTGCCTGCGATGGAATAGCATCCGGCCACCGACGCCTTACCTCTTCGTCGTCCACCCACCATTCTCGGTCATTCCATCGACGGTCAGTAAGCCCCGGCTTAGTTGCAGCCGGGTCGTAGCTCATTTCGAGGGGGTCAATACGAGATATATCCACAAGGCCGTCAAGATCGCGATCATAATCCAAACGCGTCCAGGTCCAGCCAATGCCGCAAATGAGCGCGTCACGAAACGCATCGCTTTCTTCATCATCCGCATTACACTCCTCCCGTACGTACTTCGCCGCCGCATTCCATAAGTCCGCCAATCCCGCATCTTCAATGCCCCTCGGCAGAAACGAGGTTTCTTGCCTGTTACTGACCTCCGCACCAATCACCGCGTCGATCATCTTCTCGCTGTAGTTGAAGGTAATGGGAGGGCGACGCTGTTCATTCAGAATGGCTTCATCTTCCGGCGTCCACTGCTGCCCCGCCACGAACGCAAAATCGTCCCGCGCTTCGGCGCGCCAGGACGCTAAGAAGTCATTCGCGGCGCGAAAGCGTCGGTTTGCTTGGTCGATAAAGTCCTCGTTATTAGCCATTATTCGCCCTCCCGGCGCTATTTATTCAGATGACAGAGAGTTTATGTTTCCATGATAAACATTGTACAGAAGCACGTCCCGCTGAAAATCCTTTTCTATTTTCTCCACCCCGTGGAAGCTGTAATCCGTCTTGAAAAAGCCTAAGCAAGTATTCGGCAGGAAGGGTGCTGTGAAGATCTTGTCGAAGTCCTCGAACTTACGATGCGGGCCGCCCGCGCAGCGAAAGCTACGATCCTTCGGCAGGTAAATACTTGTGCCGCAGTCGTGGTTCCAACCATCTAAAGGCAGGTAAAACAACATGCTCACCACCTTATGCGGCGCGTCGGTGTGCGGGCCAATCGAGTAATCCCTGCCGTCGCGAATCAAGCGCAGATCATTGCTTAATTTGACGCGGGTATAATCCGTAAACCGCATAGAAAACTCGTCACGGAAAATCTTCACCACATGCCGCAAAAAGTCCTCGGATTTCAAGAAATCCAGGCCCAAGAACGTAATGTCTTCATCGGTATCTTTGGCAAAAAGACGCCCGTTGTAGTTGTTCTTACTTTGTGTGTACTCCTCCGCTCCCTTCTTGCTTACGTAGTCGTATATCTTCCAGTAAGTCTCGTCCGGAAAGACATTCTCCGCATAAAAGTGCGGAAAAGGCCAGGGATTAACCCGCGCATTGCGCAACGAATACAGCACATGCCCTTCAACATTCACATCGCTCATTAGAAAACCCTCTGTCTAATCCACTTCGTTGCAATCCACTTCACACCACCTACCGGCGGCCTGCCGCCGTGCAGAGTTTGCTCATCTAACCTACCTTCAGGCGTAATATTGCAAAACACCAGTACGGAACCCTTGCGAGGAGGCACAACGCACCTCAGAAGTGGAAACTCCGTTTCCCCCTGCTCGAACTCGTCCGACAGGTACATGATGCACGTGTGCGTGCGCTGCCCGCCGCGCTCCAGGTACTTCATATAACCGCCAACGCCAGGGTCGAAATAGTCGTGATGCGGCAAGTAGTGTTGCCCTTCTTCATACCGCAACACCTGCAGCCCTTCACCATTCTCAAGAGGCGTGCCGGTTAGCTGCGCCAACCGCCTCTCAATAGCGGTGATGCGCGCCGTCTCCCCTCGCTCGATACAGCAGCCGCTTGAGGTGCGTCCATCATGCACCGCGTCAGGCTCATCATTGTCTACGACAACGGTGGAGCGGATCATGCGCGGCTCAGATAGCTCAATCAGATAGTTGCACTCCTCATCCGACAAAAAGTTAGTGAAGAGAGCAATGCGAGGGTTCTGAGAGGCCCAAACACAAGGATTTCGCTTTGTCATTTTCTGTAATAAATGCGGTTGCCAATGTCCTTAAACGCTCCTTCCGTGCGCTTTGCCCTCTCCGCCGTTTCCTCATCCGGAAAAAGCCCGTGCTCCTGCATGTAGAGGTCGAAAATCTGGTGTTCAGGGAGGTTGTAATTGGTCTCCACCAACACACTTTTCACGTTTTTCATGTGACGAATCGCGCCCAGGAGCACCTTATGCTCCAAGCCATCCACGTCCAGCTTGATATGCGTCGGCGGGCCGAAAGTATCCGCAAAAAAGTCCAACGTCATGGCCCCGCAGCCTTGCTCGAAGCCCCAATTGTCCTTGGGTTTGAGGTTGTAGTCGGTCTTCTGTCCTAAGGTATTGCAGGAATTACCCGGAATGAGCGACTGCACGTAAAACGTGTGCAATCCGGGCTGATCTGCCAGCGCAATAGGCCAAACACGCAGGTTTTTGTTCAATTCGTTGACGGCTACATTGCGGCACAAGAGCGCAAAATTTTGACTTTCTGGCTCGAATGCATGCACAAAAACACCTCTCTTTGCAGCCAACATCGCATATTGACCAATATTAGCGCCAACATCGAAAAGCACGTCGCCTTCACCCATTTTCTCGATCCAAGCCACCGTATCAGGCTCTTTTTCCATCAACGAGTCCACGCGCCACGCGCAATGCGTGTTCGGAACAAGCCAAGTCAAGCCATGGGCCTTTACATGGGGCTGAATTTGCTGGTATTCCTCAAGATTCATTAAGCTGCTCCTGCACTAGCTGATGTGTTTAACTTCCAAAAATTCGCCACTTGTCTATCAACCGCCGAAATTTTCGAGCCGGTATCCACCACTAAGAACTGATCTAGCCGCCAATTGCGCGAGTTGTTAATACTTCCTGCAGAAGTGGACAGGTAAAACGCCTTCATATACTGGTGCGTCAACGGGTACCGCTTCACTTGGGGGTGATCCTGCGGCACGTGGATGTTCAACGCCCGCACTTTCCGGCCTTGTCCGTCAACCAGCCTGCGCCAATTCGCTTTAACTTTGTGATCCATGCTGCTCCTTTAAGCACTCATCCAAGAGGCCCCACCTCTCGACATCCTCGAATACCTATCCGGCGGGATAGGTGCCCATTCCTGCGGTAATGCATACCGCAACATCATCGTCGCATATCTGCTGGCGCAGATAAGGTCTTCCCGTTCCTTCACCACCTGCAGGGAGCCATCGGCTCCCTTCTTCCGGTGATACATGCGAAACTCTTCCAGCCACAACCGGCAATTAACATCCACCTTCCAACGCCCTGTGCGCATCCGCTGAAGCATCTCCGCAATACCTGCCTCCACACCATAACCACGCTTGTCCCCGAACCCTGCGGGTTCGGAAAGCATGCGCAAGCCCGCGTCCTGGTACTGCTTAGCAATCTGCTCGCAAGAGCCGCCCTTATCATGCTGCAGGGCGTCGCGCGGCCACGCTACGGGTATCCACGGCCCCCAGGGCTTAATGGCAGAGGCATGCACAATAGGAATCTCCTTGCGCTGCCGGTACTCATTCACCAAATGCACAACATCGGTATCTGGATCAATAACCAAGCGCGCCGCCGCCGTAGGGTGATCCCAACCAATATCAAGCCCCACTATTTGCTTCCAATGCTTCGGAATCACCGCAAGCGGAGATTCCACAATAACTTCCTCAGCCACAGGGAAAATACGCCCCTCCCCCAGCATCGGCACGCCCTTGGTACGCGCCTCTCGCTCGTGCTCGGGATATGCGTCAATAATGATGCGCTTCTGCTCCGGCGTATAGTGGCCCACATCGTCAATGGTCATGTTCGTGACATGCCTGTCACGGTGCTGCTCGCCTATGAAACGCATGACCACGCCCGACATACCCATAAGCGGCGTGAATGTCAGAAACACCGGCCCCATGGTGTTATTCGTTCTGGTGATACCTTCAATGTAGATATCCTCCGGCGGTTCCTCATCCATCCAAATGAAGTCCAACTCCTCCGCCTGCCATGACTCCCGCCCGTCCGAATACGCTTTGAAGGTAATCTGCGAAATATCCCCGGAGGCCATGTGCCGCACCAGCACTGTCTCAACGGCGTCAGGGACGCCACGCGCCCGCTTGATATCGACAATGCATTCCTTGGGAATGCAGCCCGTGCCCCACTGGCCAACCGGGCCAAGCAAAATACGCTGCGCGCCGTCCCGCGTAAGTTCGGAGGTCACGGAGCCAACCCAACCACGTGTCGCTTTGTGCGACACGTAGCCATCCCACCATTCCGGGTATAAGCCGGTGACGTGGTAAGCCACCTCGTAGCCTCCTGAGTAGGTCTTGCCCAAGCGGTTGCCCGCCATAAACAAGCGCTCACGGAAGGATGCGCCCGCCCTATGGAACTCCATCTGCTTAGGGTAGGGCTTATAGAAAAACATGCTGTAGTGGCGCTTCAACTCCTTTAAGCGCTTAAGCTTTGCCAGCCGGGCGTGGTCAATACCTTCGTCCTTCTTACTCACCCTTGGCCTCCACTATCTCCGCATCAATCGTTCGCTCCTCCATGCCCAGCAATCCAAGCTCTTTCTCAAGCTGCATGATCTCTTTCTTCATCTTCGCCGGGTCTAGAGTCGCCTTATGCTCTACCGTCACCTTCGAGCCGTAGCGCGCCGGATTTCTGATCTCCGCTTGCCACTTCAGGATGTCCGCCGCCACCTTGTACGCCGCCGCAAAACGCGGTTGCTTCAACACGTTCTCAGCCATCACCATAATGGTGTCGCACATCAAATCCGCCTGCAACACACGCGCCCTCTCGTACATCTCCCGAAACTCAGGATACTCATCCAGCCAACGCCAAAACATAGGCACAGAAGGCCCTAAGGGCTCCTTGGCAAGCGCCTGATGCAGCGTAGCACCCAATGCGATGTGCTCGCATATACGCTTGGCAATGCGGGTCGTGTATTTAGCTTTTCTTCCGCCCATCGCACCCCCTTTTGCGCTCGCACAAAGCGAATATGGCGGCGCGTGCAAACATGAAATCAGAAATCGTTCGTTGTGGAGTAACTATCATGTCCCCCAAAATCATTGCTGCTGCTATAGCTACCGCCTCCGTAATCGGCTCCGCAGGAGCTACTGACTACTGTGCTTCCGACTTCTGCGCCACCCTGGTTGAAAGTCCCGCAAGAGACATCCTTTCGAGCGTCGTCACTTTCCGTATTGAAGGAAAAGGTATTCGGAATGCTGAACTCGTCCCGCAATTCAACTACGCGCCTATCTTCGCCACTTTCACGCCCTCCGGCGACGGCACAAGCGCTACTCTGGAGTGGGACACACGCACGATGCAAGATCAACGCATCAGTCCACTGCGCATCCTCGTATTCGACAAACCTGCGGGAGACGCTACTGCTCACCAAATCACTGCGATGCCCGCCCGAGTTTTTTACGTTCGGAATAGCAACTCTGCTTGTGTTGGGTACGACACGATCAACCACACGTCCAACGGTAGCCCGGCTCTCCTTGACGGCAGCCCCACCACCAAGACTTTCTGTGATCCCGGTACCTGGAGCAACGGTGTTGCGCCGCCGGACTGTGAATGCGCGCTTCATGAAAGCTAAAAATTTATTTACACAGTTCATGGTTTTCATGTTAAACTGGCCGGGACGGCCGGGGGGTGGGGGGTATCCCTAGCGTGGCGTAAAGCTATATCCGTTGCAAATTTATGTTCGTTGAGGGCGATATTCCACCTCCAATAAGCTGAGTGTGAAGTAGGGCCATGTGCAAAAATGCCGTCCCCAATGCACACCCACCCATTGCTACACGTGCTGCGTCTAATCCTCGGTTTCATCTATTTGCCCTCATCAAAAAAGGCCAGCTTCCTGGTTCGGTTCCCGCGATTAGCCCGTTTGTGTTTAAGCTCCCAGGCTTTGCCCATGCCCTGCCGGTTCATGCACCGCTGGTGGAACAACGGTTGAGGCTTCGGCAGGGTTAGGGATCGCGGGTTACATAGTGCGCACCAGTGCACGCTGTTGAAAGTGGGAGCGCCTCATGAAGATCTATACCTCGAACACCTCGGCCACTTCGCCGGTGAAGTCGCCCACGTCCATTTGGCTGGCGCAGTGGTGGCACAGGCAGGGGGTTTCCGCGATTTCCTCAGCGAAGGCAATGGCTTCTTCCTCAGAGTCGGCCACCACCGCGACGGTGACGGAGGCGTCCACCAGGAGAGTTACGGAGTACTTTGCCATGTTTGTTCTGCCAGTTTGGATTTCAGTTCGTAACCCATCAAGGGCCACACCTTGTTGACGGCGTTCTCCCGAGCAATCTGCCTGCCGATATCGACGTCGAAGTTCTCAGGGCTGACGCAGCCGGAGTAGCCTGTGACGGAGAAGCCGTTCTTTAGCACCAGGACACAGAAGGTCAAGAGGTCTAGCTCTGGCCGGTACCGAATAGGGTTGGGGCGGGTTGCGCCAATTACGCCTTCTCCCGCGGTGAAGTAGTACTCCGCTGCAATGTTAGCTTCGATGTCGGCGGGCGTGACGCGGGGCGCGGTGAGGCCCTTGGCCTGAAGCTGCGCTTCAATTGCTTGATCTGTAGACAATTTGATAACCTTTCTTTATTTCCAAAACCAAAAAATTTTGTGCGGGCTTCGACCTAAGACTTACCCTAGCCTACCCTACCACCCTTTAGCGGGGAACACCCCCCTTTGATGCCTGACGGCATCAATTTCCTGTTTGCACTGTAGATAGTTCGGTTTTAGGGAGTTGTACCGTACAACTTCGGTTGCGCGCAATTAGGTTGTACACAATTGAATTGGGCGCGATGCTATCATTCGCTATTTGATTGTGATTGATTGGATTGCGTGTGCGCAGCATTTTCGGGCGTCACATTTAGAGCATTTGAGCATTCCACTTTAGCTTTACGTTCTGCATACTTTCGGGCCTTATATTCCTTGGTGTCTTGGATGCGCTTCACTTCATCAAGCAACACGCGTCTGAAATGCACCTCATTAAAGCGCGGGTTATCCGCATAGAACACACTCACAATATCGCACACCAGAACACGCCCAAACTCCACTAAACCCAGGCCAGAAGCGCCTTCCAGCTCGATTAAGTACTTCGCCAGGACCTTGGCAACGCCCTCATATAGGCGGTAATGCTTAGGACACGGATCACACTCCTCATACATGGCAGCCCTATTGTTCTAACACAACAATTAGTACGACCGTTCACTTCCACTCTGTCCCCATTTTGTGGGTTGTCCCTTTGGCACGGCAAACGAGCCTACCCTGTGGGCGCTAAAGAGACAGGCAAATGATAGCGTTTTTTAGCGGTTTTGCCCATTTGAAACCCACTATTGTGTTCTCCGAACGCATTAAAACTATCAATTACGATTCGTGATCTCCGGTGTGAACTTATGCCCCGTGATCAGGCTCTTACACATGTAGCGAATGATCTTTGGTGAACAAAATTAGCGTAGTATAGGAGGTTATCATGTATGAGATGCGTAATCTGAAGACTGGACAGGTTTATCGCCGTGCCACGCTGGAGGCCATTATGAAGCTGCGCAACAAGGTTGACCGCGAGTACGGTGCGGTGTGCACCACTTATCCGCGTTTGGTAGAGGTGCAATCATGAAATATCCAATTGATCAGTGGAGCACCGTTGGCAAGCGCATTGATGGAAGCATAGCGTTCACCTCGAAGAACCTGAGGGGAATACTGAGGCATCCCGCAAAGGTAGTGCGCTTGGTGTACTGGAAGGATGAGAATAACGACTTCAACGGGCGCATAAGAGTCATCTATGCAGATGGTGTGGTAAGTGAAGCGTTGTTTGCAAGTTATCGATGCATGTTGGATTGGATGATGGCAAGGCGCATCTTTAAGCAAGCTGAATGGGTGATGAAAGGATAAATCATGTTCGAGTTCACAAACACCAAGACCAACACAATCCATCGGTACAAGACGCGCAATGCGGCCCGTAAGGCCGCAGATAAGATCGATGCAGAGTACGGTGCTGTAATTTGCACATTGGTGCGGCAAAGCCGCCTCGAAACCGTAACGAAGACTAAAGAGGTGACATGATGTGGTCGCATTTTTATAGGCTGGATTGGCATTGGCATTTCAAGATGCATGTCTTTCAAGAGTGGTTCGAGATTCCCCTGGAATCTCGGTACGTTGATGCCGATACATTTCGGGATTTTGAGTTGATGGCAATTGGTGGGGGTGAATTGTGATTGCGCTGGCGTTTGTGGTGATTACAGCAATTTTATCTATTTGTGTAGCGTGTGTTGAACTTTCATGAAGTGTGTGATGTCAAATGTCAGCCCCGTAGGGGCATATAGAGAGGAGGTAATGGCATGGTATTGGATGTGGGGCAGACAGGCGAGGGCGTACATGAGGATGCATATTAGGCAACAGGTTGTGTCGGGGTTTGTGGATGCGGGATATTGTTTGGATAGGATGGAGTGAGCGATGACGAATTACGAGTTGTTTGTGAAGGTGCGGGAGATATTTGGGGGGATTGTGCGGGATGCGGAGGTGAAGGAGGCGCTGGTTTATATAAACGATAGCGGGGAATTGGCGGTGGATGGCGGGAGTTTGGTGGTGACGTTTGAGAATGGCAAGAAAGTGGAGTTTTGGACGAGTGAGTGGGGCGGGATCAATGAGAGTGAGGAGTGAGTGATGACGTTAGAGGAAATTAAGGCGGAGTTGAAGGAAATTGTGGGTTTCTATGAAGTGTATTTTTTGGATGACGGAGAGATTGAGTTAGAGGGAGCGTGGACGGCGGATGAGTTGCGCAGGGTGCTGAAGTTGCATGCGCGGTATATGGAGTTGATGAAGCAGGAGGGTGGAAATGAAGGTTGCGGGTGAATTGAGGAAGCGCTCCGACTTGGTGAATGGCGAGGTGGTGCGGAGAGTGTTAGCGAACTTTTATACTGCGTTGAAGGATTTTAAATGAAGATTGAGAAAGTAGAGAACGAGTTTAGACCGTACGTGTTGCGATTACATGTGGAAAACGCGGAGCAGGAGGACGCATTGAAGGCGTTGGCGGAGCGGAGGCCGGATGCACTGCGAAACTTGATAGATTTACCTTCTGTAAAGTTTAACCATATTTGCGATTTTCTGGAGAGTTTGAAGGAGATGCTATGAAGTTGGTGAAAATTGGCGACATTTGGGTGAATAAGGAGCATGTCACGTGGGTCAAGCGAGATGACTATGGAAGGACTTGGATCGATACGCTGGGCGAGGGGTTTCATACAGTAGAGGTGCCGGTGGATGAGGTGGCGGCGTTGCTTATGGGCGGCGATGCCGCCCAAAAGAAGCTGATGAGTGAAGAGGAGCAAAAAGCTGCTTGGGAGAAAGAAAAGCAGGAGTGGGAGACAGAAATGCAGAAGACGTTGGCCTACTACCGCAAGAAGTATGGTAAGGATTGAGTGTTGTTAACACGCATGCGGCGGCCTGCCCTACCACGGCCGCTCAATTTTAACGCGAGGTGAGCTGATGGTGCAAATGATTTTGTTTGGGTTCTATTTGTTCTGCATGAGTTGCCTATTGACCATTGCCGTTGTGGGCGTGGTTAAAACGCTCTACGAGGGCTTTGGATGGCTCAACAGTAGATTGACTAAGGCAAGGCGTAAATAAACGCCTGTAAGGCGATTATGGAGGTTTTGATGCGTACTGAAGTGATTAAGCGAGGCCGTGAGGCGGGCCTGGAGACGTTGAAGTTCTATCTTGGCTATTTGGACAAGCGTGGCCAGCCCGTCACGCAAAGCGATCTGTGTGATTTGCTGGTGGACTTGATGCACACGGCGTGCATCATGCAGGAAACCAGCTTCGACAATGCATTGGCTATTGCCAAAATGGTATTTGACAGTGAGCGAGGGGTGTGAAATGGATGAGTATGTTGCACTTTTGAAACAACATGATTGGCATTTTGCCTACAGTGACGACCAAAGAATTTGGCGAAAAGGCAAGGAAATGTACGCCAAATTGTTACATTTGCGAGCGAAGCTCGATCCGAAGGGCGTAACGTGGAATGAATATGCACCAGTTAGTTTCCAAATAGCATTATAAAATATGGCGCGTATATCGCCTTAGCCCCTTTGATGCCCCATTTATGTCTCTATTAGACCCTTAAATGGGGTACCCCCCACCCTTTGGCCAAGTACTCGCCAATGTTGTCAAAAAGGATTGTTACAATGTCTGTACGAGAGTATTTTTTTATATATAGATAGACTCCCCCTTTATACCCTTTATATTATATAGACGTCGATGGCATGTCAACACCTTTTCGAAAATAAATTTTCTTTTCTTCTTTTTGCCCAAAATTGCCGGGGGTGCCGTTTAAGGGGCTAGTGGAGACATATAGAGGGCTACGGAAGGGCTAATTTGCCCTATCTGTTAGTAGAGGTCTGAGTAAGGGCTCCGCTGAAGATAAGCCCCATCCGTCGCCTAGTATCACCCTGATATCACCTCAGTTATCAGATATTCGAATTTTCCTAGATAAAAAGCTGAACTTCTAACCGGACGACAGGTCATAGCTTTTACATAGAATGTAGTGATTTTTAGACGCAAACTTGATGAGGAAACAATGACAGCGCCAAAAGATATACGTGGCTGCAATCCGTACTGGTTGGAGCTATTTGACCTACTGGAAAGAAGCCCAGAAACGGTGGTGAAAGTGCCTTGTGAGAATTTAAAGCGGGCGCAAGCCGACCGCTTGGACTTTTACCGGGCCAGACGTTTGGTATTGCAGGATGAGGGCGCAAGGATGCTCTATCCGCAGATTCGCATGCTCGAGTGCAAGGTGAATGATGATCCGCCGTACGTGGAGTTTAGGCACAAGGCAATGGCTCCGCTCGGATTGCGCTTGAAAGAAGCGCTTGAGCGCGCAACGAAGGGAGAAGTACATGACTGAGTTGCGCTTTCCAGAGGCCATCGACAACACGATGATGAAAGATTGGCGGCGGTGCCCACAGTACTTCATGCGGCGGCACTGCCAGGGATTGAAGGTGAAAGATGATGAAATATCAATTGATTTGCACTTCGGCAAGGCCATGGCTGCGGGCATTGAAGCTGGACGCCGAGCTTACTTTGTGGACAGACTTCCCTGCATTGATGCCGTCGATGCCGCGACCGAGGCTGCGGCTAAATCGTATGGCACGCGCATACCTCCTGCGAAGAACTCAAAAACGCTTGGGAATCTACTCAATGCTGTGTGCAGCTACTTCAGACAGTGGCCATTGGATGAGGACCCATTGGTGCCCGTGAATGACGGCATTGAGTACGAGTTCCATCTTGAGCTGCCGATGAACCACCCAGCTACCGGCAAGCCATTGGTATATTGCGGTCGCATGGATATGTTGGCTCGCGATGTGGACACAGACGCCATTGTGGTGGTGGATGAGAAGACCGCGGGGCGCTTTACCGATTCGTGGTTTAGCAAATGGGATATGGATACTCAGCTAACTGGATATCTGTATTTTGCGACAACAGTATTTGCGGCTCCGGGCGATACAGCGAGTGGGTTAATTCGTGGCATCGGAGTTTCCGCAAGTGGCATAGATCATGTTAGAGTTTCGGTATTCCGTACACCTTTCCAACTTGCACAATGGTGGCGGGTATTAAATGCTGAAGTCTGCAATATGGTGGAAGCATTTGAACTTAGCAGTTATTTGCACAGGATGGGCGATAGCTGCTATAGCTACGCAAGGCCATGTGAGTACACAAGGCTATGCACCACACCAAACCCGGAAGCATTTTATGATCAATATGAAATTCAATTTTGGTCACCGCTAGAGCGGAAATAGGAGAAAGCAAGTGAGCTTAAAAATTAAAGAAGCGCTACCAATGCAAGCGTTTTACATGATGGTGGAAGATGAACACGGAGAACGACAATTGTTCCTTCGTGCTTGGGCGGATGAGTACTGCATTATCTTCCAGTGTAATCCCGAAGGGGAGCAGGCATTAATGTTGAATCAAGAGGAAACGTATAAATATGATCCTGTCTTTCAAAAAGCTTTAGCAGAATTTGCAAGAGAAAGAGCAGAGGCATGCGGTATTAATTTTGAAAGCTTGGTTGCTAGCATACGACAAGAACGCGAACAAGAATCGTTTATAGAAGCGTTGGAGGAAACAAAGAAGCGATTGGGGAGAATGCAATGAGCATAGCCACTCTGGTATTAGGTGAAACTGGTAGCGGCAAGTCCACGTCTCTTGAGAAGTTCTCGCCTGAGGATGTGCTGCTTATTCAGGCACTAGAAAAGCCATTGCCGTTTAGGTCAGCAAGCTGGAAGAAGTTTGATATGGAGGCAAAGAAAGGTAACATCTTTGTTACCGATAAAGCGCCTGAGATCGTAACGTTGATGCAGAAGACCAAGCGCAAGATCATTGTCATTGATGATTTTCAGTATGTCATGGCAAATGAGTTCATGCGCAGGAGCGAAGAACGTGGATACGACAAGTTTACGGAGATAGGTAGAAATGCTTGGAATATTCTCGTGGCTGCCGGGGGCCTTGCTTCTGATGTCCGCGTTTACATCCTTTCTCACAGTGATACTAGCGATAGTGGACGAGTTAAGGCAAAAACCATCGGCAGAATGCTGGACGAAAAAATCACCGTGGAGGGCATGTTTACTCTTGTCTTGCG